GAGGACTTCCTGCGTACCCTGAAGTTTGCATACCTTTATGGAAAGACTGTAACACTTGTTCCAACACATTGGCCACAAACAAACGGCATCATGCAGCGTAACCGTCGCATTGGTACATCACTAACAGGTATCGCATCCTTTGCAGATCAAAAGGGTTTGCCAACTGTTCGTGAATGGATGGATGAAGGATACAATAAGATCCGTCATTATGATCATCAGTACTCTGAATGGCTATGTGTTCGTGAATCAATTCGTGTAACAACAGTTAAGCCGTCAGGGTCAGTTTCAATTCTTTCTGGTGCAACTCCTGGAGTTCACTGGGGTCCTGGAGGAAACTTCTTCCTTCGTGCAATTCGATTTGGAACTACAGATCCAATGATCTATTTGTTCAAAGCAGCAGGGTACACAATTGAAGATGACGTTGTATCAGCAAACACATCCGTGGTCTACTTTCCAATCAAGTCAGGTCATCCAAGATCTGAAAAGGAAGTAACATTATTTGAAAAGATTGCTCTTGCTGCTACTGCTCAAAAGTACTGGTCCGATAATGGGGTTTCTGTAACACTTTCATTTGATAAGGAAACAGAATCAAAACATATTGTTCCAGCACTCAATATGTATGAAGGACAACTTAAGGCTGTCTCATTCCTTCCAATGGGAAATACAGTTTATCCACAGCAACCCTATACTCAGATTACTGAAGAACAGTATGAGTCCTATATCGGTAAGTTAAAGCATATTGATTTTGCTGCAATTTATGACGGTGTAGATAATCTTGAGGCTGCTGGAGAGAGTTACTGTACTACAGATTACTGTGAAATTAAAATAAACAAGTAGTCTTCTGTGGTAAAATAGACTTATAATGTCTAACCCATCAAATCTCTATGCAGAGAAAATATATGCAGAGCACCCTATGGCTTTCTGGGCTCTTGACGACCAGGCAGACTACATTACTCTTGTATCAGATTTTTCTAGAGATTTAACGAACTGGAAAGAAATTCAGAATGGGTCAGCAAGTATCTATTCTTTAGACAGCAATGCCCCATTTCCAGAAAGCCCTGTAACAAAGATAACAGGAGATTCAACTGGCAACGAGTTTGGTCAGGTGGTTTGCATAAGTGAAGATATAACAAACTTTAGTTTATTAAATAAAGACCTGTCAACGTTTTCAATAGGAGCCTTTGTTAATTCTATCAGTGTATATGGATACAGTTTTGAAATAGGTTACGAATATGACGACACAATAAGTGGTAGCACTATCCAAAAGTTAAAAACATATGTCTCATCATCACAAGATAGATGGGTGTTTATTTCAGAAACGTTTGATACCCCAGATGAAAACACAGAGTTTAGAATTGTACTTAAGATTAACTACATTGATCAAGGTAATAATGCTGATGACTATGAATTTTTAATTAATGGAATTACTGCAGGTCAGTGGAGTGAAGAATTCAATGCTTCTTCTCTTGGAGTGAGTCGATCATTTTTACCAAATAATATATCAATAGAACCAACCCGTGGAGTTGTAGCAACTGCATATGGAAGACAAGATAAAGTAGGATATTACCTTGTTTCTCAAGAAAGTCTCATGGCAAAAAATACTGGAATTCCAATTGTGTATGGAGCCTCTAACCTAACTAGGCTTTTGCCAAACTCAAACGTTCCTGGAATGAAATACAACGTTAGAAGCACAACTGGCTCTTATATTTTTGCTGGTACAAATAACCCAACAATCACCCTTACTCGTGGATCAACCTACATATTTAGCATGAACACTCCTGGTCACCCATTTTTTATACAAACAGTTTCTGGAGAGTACGATCAAGAATCTGTATATTTAAATGGTGTTGAAAATCCAGGGGCTGAAGAAGGAGAAATTATTTTTGTTGTTCCAGAAGATGCTCCAGATACTTTATACTACATTTGTAGTAATCATGAGGCTATGAATGGAAAGATTAATGTTGTAGATCCTGCGCCAAAGCCATCACTAATAATTCCAGGCCAGGGATTTTTGGGAGCAGACGGACAATATAAAGAATATACCTTAGAGGCTTGGTTAAGAATTAACTCAGATTCTATAACAAAGAAAAGAATTATTGGACCACTTGGCTCTGATGATGGCTTGTACGTAGAGGGGCCATTCTTAATATTAAAAATAGGATCAAACTTTGGGTCGCACTATGTTGGTGAATGGACAAGGCCAATGTTAACGCACATAAGGGTTAGCGAAAACAATGCTTCACTTTTAGTTAATGGGGAAGAAGTTATATCTTTAAAATATTTAACATCAGAACTGTCTTTTCCTATTAGCCTAGACTCAGATAAAAGAAATCAGGACTGGATTGGTTTCTATGCTTATGATGATATATCTCCAATCGAACTTGACTGTGTTGCTCTTTATACTTACCAAGTACCTATTACATTGGCTAAAAAAAGATTTGTATATGGACAAGGAGTTGAAATCCCAGAAGGAATAAATAAAGCATATAGCGGTTCTTCTATCTACATAGATTACCCATTTGCTAACTATTCAAATAATTACTCATATCCAAATATTGGCAATTGGTCGCAAGCAACTGTAGATAATTTAAAAACAGAAAGAAATCTTTTGTCTACTCCAGATTATAAGTTGCCAGAGATTGTGTTTAATGGCCTTTCTATACTAGATGGTTCTTCTAGTTTTTTATCTCAAGATGAAGATGGAATATCCCTATCTTTTGAAGGAGTTTCTGAGTCTTATTTGTATTTTGATAGTTTAAATTTTTTAAAAGAAAAGGTAAAATCCTTTTACGGATCTTTTAAATTTGTGTCTACTCCAACAACAAAAGAAGTTTTATTCAAAGCAGAGTCAAAGACATCATCAAACTATTTTGAGATTGCTTGTATAGGAACATCAATAAGATATACATTAAGATACAACGATGTAGATCAAACTCTTTTAACTTTGTCCTCAGTAGACCTTGAAGAAATGTTTTCTGTAGGAATAGATATAGAAACTATTTCTAAATATTTTGGTGGAAATGTTTCAGCATTTTTTGGAAACTCCAGCAGCCTTAGTTTTTATATTGGTGGCAGTTCAAACGAAGATGAAACCTTTTCTGGTAAAATATACAAGGTTGGATTCTGTACATCTAGAAACCACAAGTCCATTGTTCAATTCTTTAATGAAAAGGGTATGGTAATAGAAAACGATAGTGTTTTTGTTGAGTATCTACAGACTCCAGATATTGAATATAACTCGACAAGTGATTATTTTGGTAATAACCCAGCAGAGTGGGACACTATTATTGACTCAGGTCTTCCAGTTTTAGCGGGGGCAAACACTCTTCAATCACACACTGCAAGTTATACCTTATCCCCATCAGTAAACTTTGGTTTATATTATTTAGATATAGATGTTCAAGGATATTGGGAAGACTATCTTCCTCTTACATATTTTGCTCAATACGTAACTGATAGTAAAAACAAACCGTATTACGATCTAGACTTTATTCAGTTTAACATAAACTACCCAGCCCCATCAGTATTTATAGAAGAAGAGCAGTTTGGGTCCTGGACATATAGAGAATTGGCAGATGCTTATAACGTTCCAGTTCAAAGAGACTATTCCTCACTTGACAATCAACTTTTTACAGGGTATTTAGATTACACTGACTTAAGAGATAGAGCCTATAGAAACTATAAATACGATACATCAAACTCTCTTGTAAGATCTTACATAACATTCCAATATATTAAAAATGGAGCAAATCTTTCAGAAGAAAATTTTATAAATATTGAAAGACCATCAAATGATTCTTTTGTTATTCCAGGAGAAAACTGGAGAACTACCAAGTATGAAGTTGTAGACAATATGGTTATCTACACGCCAAAAGATGTTAGCAACCTAGACCTTGCTATCGTAACCCACCTTGAATTTAATGTTAAGGGAATACTAAAAAATACTGTTGCTCTTAGAACACTTGAGTACTGCTCTCAAGCATTTAATAATACTTCTCCAAACCCAGTTGGAACAAGGTTTGGGCACTCTCTTTATCCATACAAAAAATCTGGATTCTATTATGACTATAAGACAGAAAATCCTTTTACAATATATAAGGGAACATCTCCATACCTATACTTAACAAGATATAGCGGAATAGAGTTAAAGGGAACTATTGACCCAACAGTTAACAGAGGGCTTTCTGTTTCAATTAATAAAGAAAAGTCAGACAACTTTAAGGTGATGGCTATGCAGATGGCAGTAAGATATGACAAAGATGCATTTTCATATGGATCAATAGAGGTGTTTGAGATTAAATCAAGAGATAGACATATAAAGTTTTATCTATCAGCAATTCATCCATCTGGACAAAGAGCAAAAATTTATGCAGTAGATGCAAATACTGGCAGACTAGAAAACGGTATTAAGTTTTATCTTAATGGAAAAATTGTTAAAGAGCCAGTCATAACCGTTAAAGAGTGGGCATTCTTGGGCATATCCTTTCCAAAGGTTCTAGACTTTAAGAATAGAATTGGCACAATCAACCTGAACGGCCCTCTAATGTTTAATACGATCTCATACTACGAATCTAGCAATCTTCAAGATGTTAAACAGGATGAGTACAGAAAGTGGTTTGGAGTAAAATATATTCTTCCAGAAAATATTGAATGGGACTACTGGCTGACAGAAGATTTCCTTTGGGAGGGGACACTAATCCTTGCCTCAACAAACTATTATGGCATTGACCCATCAACAATTTACAAGAGTTATACTGGAACTAATAAGATTATCATTGATAATGATGACAGACTGACTATTAATAATGAAAGGTCGGCTACAGAACACGAATATCGCATATATTCTGGTATTACTTCGAAACTAATCACGACTACTGCCATCTAATATGGTATACTTTAGTATATGAACAATCAAGATCAACGTAAAAAGAAGAAGGCTTTGCCCAAAATGAAGGGCCAGGTGGGTGAGTCCCGTGCAAAAATTATTGAAAAGCACTATGACTGGGGCTTGTACGTATACAAAAAGGCCAATGGTAAGTGGTTTACAGATGGAAATGGCTCTGTTCTTAACATTGAGTCAATGAAGGGTGACATTATGCAGATATCTAAACTTAAGGATGCTGCTAAATATTACGGGGATGAAGGAGATGGAACCTGTGTATTTGTTCCAGGACTAACTAGAATTTCAGAAGAAGAGTACTCTGAACAAAAGCAAAGATTAGCAGAAGGACTTATTCCTTCTATGAACGACCTAGGTGCTGTTCAAGCAGCCAAAGACACTATTGCAAAATATGGAAGTGATGACTAATGAGTGAAGACAAAGAGACTTTTATTAGAGCAAAGACAGATGTTCCTCTTCCAGAAGATGATACATTTACAAAGCAAGACCCATTTAATCAGTCTTGGGATGTAATAAAAGATTTGCAGGGCCTTGATGGTAATTTTAAAAGAAGGACTTCTCGAATACTTAAAGGAGAAGCAACTCAAGCATACATGGATAGTTCAAGAGCAGATAGCGTTGGTATTAATGGAGCAAGATCTAAAGAGATAAACTCAGGAACTGTATTTAGAAATGCCTATGGACTATTTGATGTTATTACCCCACCATGGAATTTATATGAACTTGCAAGTTTCTACGATACATCATTTGCAAACCACGCAGCAATTGATGCTAAAGTCGAAAATATTGTTGGCCTTGGATATGAGTTTAAGGTTTCTGCAAGAACTATGCTTAAGTTAGAAGCATCAGAACCAAAGACAGCAGAAAATGCACGTAGAAGAATTGAAAGAGCAAAGATTGAAATGACTGACTGGCTTGAGTCTTTGAATGATGAAGACTCATTTACAACAACTATGGAAAAGGTCTTCACTGACCTTCAATCAACTGGTAATGCCTACCTTGAAGTTGGTAGAACTACTCGTGGAGAGATTGGATACGTTGGTCATATTCCTTCTACTACAATGCGTGTGCGTAGATTGCGTGATGGCTATGTTCAAGTTATTGGTAATAAGGTTGTTTACTTCCGTAACTTTGGAGCAACTAATCCAAACCCACTTGGAACAGATCCAAGACCAAACGAAATTATTCATTTTAAAGAATACTCACCACTAAATACGTTTTACGGAGTGCCAGATATTATGTCTGCAATTGGATCACTGCATGGAGATCAACTTGCATCACAGTACAATATTGACTATTTCCAAAACAAGGCAACTCCAAGATACGTTGTAACTCTTAAGGGTGCAAAATTATCTGCTGAGGCCGAAGACAAGATGTTTAGATTCTTACAGAC